ATATTATTCTTAGTAAAGATTCTGCAAATACTCTAAAAACATGGATCAAAGAATCAAAAGTGATGCAAAATACAGATTTATGGGATTTTTGTATATTAGCTCCTACAAAAGGTATTGAAACTTCTAATAAAGATAGAAAACCTCTTATGCCTTTATATAAAGATGATCCTACTTGTATTCGTCTTGAGTTATTTAATTGTATGGTAGCATATCTTATTACAAAAAAAGGTGTTCGTAAAATTATGTCACATATATATCCTATAGAGGGACATATTGATTGGTTTCTTTCTGCCTCTAGTCAACTAAAAATCATAAATGTGTGTGCTCCTAGCAAACCATTGTTCAAATACAAATATACAGTTACTGATATTCATAAAAGCAGTAGTTGTAAAATATGTGATGTAATGACAGATTTTGATAAAAATAGTGAAGTTCTTCCTACGTGGCGTGTAGTTACATTTAGACTGGAAGAAATTTTAATTATTTCTGCTATACTTTATACAATGTATCGTATAGGTAGAAAGAAGTAGTTTATTTATATTTATTGGATATCTTATATGTTCCATTTGCTCTTGGTATTAAACCTTTTGCTTTCAGCGATGATCTCATCGTGAAACCAATAGATTTACCTTTTTTAAACATACTTAAGTATTTTTTATTCTTTTGTGTTGCACTGTAACCACCTCTTTGTTTACATCGTGTAAACCATTTCTTACCACCTTTTGTTGCTCGTGCTTTTCTCACTAAATCCGCATCCGTAGTATAGTGTGTTTTTCCACAAACTAAAAATGAGGAGACTCTAGCATAACCCCATTGCTGCTGACTGGCTCCAGGTTTATGACCAGTTCTCCAAGCAGCCATACCTCTATTATAACATTCTTGTAAGACTGATTTAGGAACTCCTGTCGCCTTTGCTCTTTCACTAATAGACTTTGCTTTCGGAGAAAGTTTCTTCCATTTCTCACTATAAGATGAAGTTTTTGATTTTACACCTTTGTCTGTTTTAAATCCAACATATGCTTTTTTATTTTTCCAACTCATTGAACCAAACTTTTTGATTTCTTTTGCTCTTAAACTCTTCTTTTTCTTTGATAAACCTTTAAAATATTTTGATGGGGTATACATCTATTTAAAAGGAATATAAAAAGTTCTTCTATTATTCCTACAGTATGATAGATTTTTATATTGGCTTAACTGTTATTGGTGTATTGATTACTTTATATTTAGTTTTCTATAATTTATATCTCACACTACATGTGCGTGATACTTAAGAAAAATAGAATGTTTACCTATATACTTCAAGCTAGAATGGAAGAAGAATTTCGATCCTTTTTTGATGAATTAGGTCCTACAGCAACCGCAGGATATAAATTTTTTAATTCATTTAAAATTAAACTTGAAGAAGAAACAATCTATTTTTATAAAGATTTTAATAGCACGGTAGAACTAGAAATATTAAAAGATTTGAAAACGTATATAAAAGATGAAAAAGCAAGATTAACAGAAGGTAAAAAAAAGATAACAATATCTTCTGTAAGACAACGTGTTATCTTTTTCATAACAAAGTTACATGAATTAAGTGTATTTGATTTTAATGATAGAAAGTATTTATTTTTTTATTGGCAAACATTGGATGATTTATTGATTTAAGACCAATCAATCACGATAACTCGCTCAAGAATATTTCCATCATATCCTTTTGTTTCAACGTATTCGATTATACAACCAGTAAACTCTGATTTCAACCTTTTTATTAGATCCGCTATAACTTGATCTTTATTCTCGCATAAAACGTAATTATCTCCAACAAAATTACAATTGATATTATAAATATATTTTGTTTTTCCACCAAGTGCTTGTTGCTGAACATTCTTATAAATGATACGAATCATTGATTCAACATGATTATATCTTTTAGCATATGCTTTATCTTTCCCAATAGCTTCTAACACCTCTTTTGTGAGTTGGAGATGAATGTTGATATAAGAAGTCATTTTTACTGATTATTTATTTATAAAAATGGGCTTCAATTTTTTATAAAATTGATATAAATAAATACTATCTATTATTAATATGGAATACAGTTTGTATTTTGACGGTAAAGCGGTGCCAAATCCTGGCAAAGGAAGTGCGGCAGCAGTATTTTATGGAAATGATGTAATACTCTTTGAAGTTGGTAAGTATCTGGAGAAAACAACAAATAATCAAGCAGAGTATCTCGGTTTGATTATTGGTTTGAAAGAATGTTTGAAACGAGGTCATAGAAATATAAAAGTCTATGGTGATTCAAATCTTGTTATTGAACAAAGTGCTGGTAGATGGAAAGTAAATCATATAAATCTTATTGATTTACATTCAACAGTGAAAGAATTGGTGAAACAATTTCAATCTATTTCATTTACGCATGTGTATCGTGAAAAAAATAAGAAAGCGGATGAATTGACAAATATTGTCTTTGATTCAAAAAGAAATCTAAATTATGTAGATGAAAAGAAAAAAAGTATTCTTGATATGTTTAAGGTTCCTGTGAAAGACATTCGTGATTGGACATGAAATATAGATTGATTACTCATCCGTTATTAAACACGCAGAAAGATCACTTACTTTTAATTCACTAGGAGGATTCTTCATATCCACCCTACACCATGAGCCACCACGAACATTCTCCCAACCATATTTCTTCATATACTCAATCGTTTTTCTATTCTCCACTTCCTTATTTCCTAAACAGATTTCAATAATTTTTACAGGTTTGTATTTCTGCGTCCATTTTGCTCCATCTTCTGATGAATGCTCTTTTAGCCTTTTAGAAAGATTACCAGATGTTCCAACATAATACTTTTTTTCTTCAAGTTCCCATACATAGATATAATCGGTTCCAACAGGGAAATACGGGATTTGTTCGGTGCTATAACGAAGATTGTTAAATTGTTTTAGTGTTTCTTCAGCAACATCTTGATTATCCGTTAGTTCTAGAATCCGTTTCATATAGTTGAGTTGATTTTTTGTATTAGAAATATTTTGTATGTAGGTGTTGATCTCATCAAGTGTATTTGACATCTTGCTATATTATATTATGTTTGATGTTTATGTGGTTTGTTTCATTCCCCCTGTAATTTTTTCTTTAGTTGTATATGATCTTTTTTTGCTTCATTCCAACCAACTTTTTCAAAAGCAGCAGATTCTTTTAATAGAGCTTTTTTTTTTAGATCATATGATGCCGATGAATTCCAAATCTTATCAGTTTCAGATTTTGCTTTATATGCATTTATACATGTGTTATCACCATTTTTAAATTGATTTGATGCAACTTTCCCATTCAATGAGCGTCCATCCATAATTTTGCGAGAGTCCATTTATATATAGATGTAGAGTTATTACCTTAAGCTTAATGTTCATATATAATTTCTCCAGACATTCTACATGAAGGACAGGCTTTAGAAAGTTCTCTAGCCATATGAATTGCTTCAGTCTGATATATATGAAAGCAAGAAAGAATAGATAATTTATTACAATCTTTTAAGGGAATACATGTAATAGCACATTCAGCATTCTTTGTTTTCTCTTGTTCAATATGATTCTTTAATACAAAGGAAGGAATTGGTGTATATATCGATGAAATTGGCTTCATATTCTTTCGGTCATTCATCGCTTTATTAGCATATTCATTAAGATATTTAAATTCACCCCTAGATCCAGAATCTACCACAATGTCTATAATACTATTAGTTAGTGGATTAATATATTTACTATCAGCAATTGGTTTAAAACTATTTATTTCTTGAACACAAGCATTTCTATATTGCATGTCATATCTAAATGGATGACCTTGTCCATAATTATCATAAAACATATTATGACAAGTACCAGATGGATTACAAAGTGTACAAGTAATTTTAATCCACCATCTATTTGGTAAACATTGTGGTAAAGGATGGGATCCTAACCATTCTAAATTTGTTCCATCATATCCTCTTCCTTGGTCACAAGCGTCAAAACTTCTTAACTTACGATAATTGGGAGTATATTCATTCATTTTATTATATTAAATGAATTACAATTTGTTTTAATTTTTTTGTATTTTTGTATTAATTATCTAATAAACTTCTACAAAACTCAGTATCATTTGAACTGTATTTCATACATTTTTCATATTCAATTTGTTTTCCAAACTTTATAGTTTCAATCTCTTTATTTTCAACGATGTTAGAACTTTTTGGAGGAGTTAAGAAATTCATTACACCATTCACTGTGTGTTGCGCAACAGACATACCTACACCTAAGCCGAAGCCTTCTTTCATCGTTTGTCCTAGACTAGGTCGTGTATGCGTAACAGATACTGCGGTAGGTTTATGTATGATAGCGGGAGAAGTATTCTTGTTGGATCTTGGCATTTCTAATTAAAATAGAGATTTTTTTGCTTTAGATAGATAAGAGATAAGATCATCATCTTTATGTTTATAGATCTGATAGCCTGTATAAGCTGCTGGAAAGAATAATACTAAAGGAATATGCCAATACTTTTCATTTTGAATTGTGTAGCATAATCCAGAACCGAATAAAAAACTATTAACTGTTCCATATGGTGCTGCTCTTGTTATTGCTTGATTGATAATCTGGGTATTCATTATGTTTGTTTATTTGTTTTTGTTTAGATGGGTTTAGAGATTTTTAAAGGTGTTTATAGTTTGAGGGTGGATATTGTTGTAAAAAATTGAAATTGCTTTTTATAAATATTTAACCAGTAAAAAAAATGACTGAAGGATACGTATACTGTTTCTCAAATCCAGAATATCCAACTCTTTTAAAAGTAGGTAGGACTGGTAAAACACCAAAAGAAAGGGCAAAAGATTTAGAAACTACTGGTGTCCCAGCACCATTTAAAATTGAATTTGCAAAGAAAGTAAAAAATATCGAAACGGCTGAAAAAAATATCCATCGAGCACTTGAAGTATTTGAAGAACGTCCATATCCTAATCGTGAATTCTTTCGAACAACTTTAGATAAGGTTCGCATTCTATTTGATATGGTTGAAGGTGAATACTTGGTAGAAAATAATGTTCTACCATCTAACGGGAATCCTACTGATACTTTTGGAAGATGTAGAGATATGAGGAAGTGTTTTCGTAATGGTCAACGTATTCTTCATAAATGTAATAAAATAGATGGAACAAAAGATTCTTGGATTGGTATTTATAATTCTAATAAAAATGCTGTTATTTATAACAATGTAGAATATACATTAAATCAATTTGTTAAAGAACATTATATTAATGTAAGGCCTGATAGGGGTCCAGAAGCAAATGCGTGGGCCGAATGTGATTGTGAAGTGAATGGAAATTGGATTTCTACTTTTGAATTACCTTTTATTGTTAGCTAATAATGAATATCAAAAATCTAATCTATTTTTTAAGCAGTTCTCGGGAATAATTAATTCAGATACCCATCAAGCACAAACTTAGCACGTTCCTCAGCCTTTGATGCCATCTGCTCAAGACTCTTGCGTTCGCTTTCCATTTCGTTTAGGATTGTGAGGATTTGTTGCTGGGTTTCTAGGGGTGGTATAGCAATATCATAGATAGCAATATCATCTGACTTAAACGCTGGAAATGTTGATCCAGTGCTTTTATTGTTAAGATATTCAATACATTCATTAGTGGTGCTAGAGTAGTATAGGAATTTTGGCAGTAGTATATTAGTATCTTTACTACGCATAACAACAAATCCTGTTGATACAATTAAATTATTGATATCTTTATCAATAAATGTATAACTCTTTGAAAGTGGTCGTGTAGTCCCCCAGATAATATCATTTTTCTTTACCTTTCGTTGAGCACGACTTGGTCTCTCGTTAAATACCAATTCTTGGATTTCATTCAAAGAACCTTCTTTAACGGATGCTAGGTCAATGTAGTTAATCCTTTCAATCTTATCTGCTTTTGTGATATTTTCTGGATTTAAATCACAAACATCCCCAATCTTCTTCCGTTCATATCCACGCATTCCAACAGATTTCATAACAGATGCCATTTGGGTTTTGATGGAGATGGCCATTTGCGTGGCCTTGTGCGCATTCTCATAGATACTGTCAAGTTCTGCGACGATTTGTTGCTGGGTTTCGAGGGGTGGGAGTGGGATTTCAATATTAAGAATATCAGAAGCGGATACATTCTGTTGACAAGAACCTGTTGATAAATTTGTGATCTTATTGGAATTATGAATAAAATAGTAATAAATATAATTAGATAATATATTTTTACTAAAATCAGTAAATATAGAAAGGCGTTGATTTAAATAAGAATCAAAACTTAAAGTATATTTTCCAATAATCTTGCCATAAGTTAATCCTGTAAGAGCAATAATAATATCATCTCGTTTTACTGTATATGAATCATATTTTTTATTTTTAGGAATTCTATTAGATTCTTTCTCAAATACAATTTGTCCATTATTAACATTTGTAATTTTAACAACTGGAATATCATTTATATTATCAGTAAATTCTGATGATTTAAAAGCAAAACCACCTTTTAAATTACAAATATTCCCCAACTTCACCATAGAAAACGCAGAAGCCTTTTCAGAAACCACAACCTCCACATAGCGACGCATATCCAGAGAATACGAATCGGTATCAATCTTCTCACGAGGAACGGAAACAACTAATGTCTCGGTAATTAGACTAGCAGAGTTCTTCTCAACCTCCCAGAAGTCAATTACGTTGGTAGGCTTTCCAGTATTCTCAAAGAAGAGAATGGAAGGCTGAATACCAGTATTGCTGAAGAACTGCCCCTTCATCTTGATAACACGCTTGAGTTCAAAGTGTTCTAGGAGATACTTTCGAGTTTCATTATGACCCTTTGATGCATTTACAAGGACACCATCTGGAACAACAACCGCACAGCGACCACCATCATCAAGAGATGCCATCATAAGTTGAAGAAAGAGTGGCTCTGACTTTGTTGATGAAATCTTAAGATTGCGAACACGAAGACAACAACCAGCATGAGTTAGACCTTTTACACCAAATGGCATATTTGCAAGAATATTCTTAAACTTCAAACGTTGAGTTTCAGTTCCAATATCATTTGAAAGAGTATCACGATGCTTAATACGCTCAAAGAGTTGACCAGTTTGTAGATAGAGATTAATTTTACCAATAGACATAACAAACTCATCAATATCATAACCGGCAATATCGCTATGCATCTTTGACCAATCAACTGAGTTGCCAAGATGCTGGATATAAGAACTCAGAAATCCACCAGTGCCCATTGTAGGGTCAAGAATACTTTCCGCACGACCATCTGATAGGATTTTAGGATTACATAGTGTGGTCATATATTTACAAACATCTCGTTCTGTAAAGAACTGTCCTAGATCACGCATTGCAGACTTATTACTACCAGAACCAAGATGAATCTCATAAATAGTTCCAAGAATATCAATCTTGCCATCAAGATTTGAAAAGTCTAGCTTTTTAAACTCATTAAGAATATCAACATGGCGCGTAGGATTATTAAGTTTAAAATCAAAGTGTTTTGTTTCAAAATGATTGTCTAGACAAGAAATAAGGTCTTCAGTTGCACGACTCTTACAATACAGCAGGTCAAAGCAACGCTGATGGTCATCTTTCAATTCCATAAACTTTTCCCATGAAAACTTTACTGAAATCTTAAGCTTCTTACACTCAGATGTATCAAGGCGACGAAGTAGTGTGTAAAGTGTTAGATGCTTCATAGAATCCATACCAGTAATACCTTCAAGGCGGAGAATATCACGACACTTTTTAATAACTGCATTAAGATTGGCAACAAAGGTAGAAGCATTGGAAGGCATTTCGGCTATATTAGAACCAGACATTTTAAAACTAACCTTTACGCATTTTAAAATTCAACAATCAATTTTTTAAAATTTTTACAGCCGGGATTTAAAAAAAAACATATATTTTTGGCTTTCTACTTTTTTTTTATTGAAATCAATTTAACGTCTGCGTTTACCTTCTGGGAGAAGATCTTGAAAATTTGTTATATTGAGGAAATATCCCTCTATTGCTTCTTCAACAGAAGGATAAAATAATGTTTGTTCTAATTTCCAATCAATATATCTTTCAGTGGTAAGAATATTATGAATTATCATTAGTTCTTTAAAATCATTTACACTAATCCGTTCTATACTATCAGGATGAAAGAAATCGTAAGCAGTCATCTTATCTTTTTTCCAAGGAGTAGCCTCCCAGTTAAATTGTTCTATAATATTATTATATTCTCTAATACAAGTAATCGTATTTTTCACACAATAATCACGGATATATTGAATTGATTTATTCTTCTTAACAATTTCAAGAGATTTTTTACGAATTTTTTCTATCTCATCACTATTATATGAATTAATAACAATAGTATCTGGAATAATATTTCCTTCTTCATCATAATTAGAATTTTGTGAATTTAAACTATTAGGTAATGATTTTTTTACAATTTCATTACTAAGTAATATATCTACTGAAGATAAAGCATGTAATGCATTTTGAATACCTTCATTATCCTCGTTTTCAACTTGTGGTAAAATTATATGAAATACTGATTTATTTAAATAAAATCTTCCAGCCCTTAAAAGCATTTGAATTATTTCTATAAAACTCTTTTTAGGATATAATATTGATACTGAATCCGCTATTGGAATATCAACACCTTCGCCTAATAATTTACAATTAATAAGAATACTTCTTTTATTATTATTAAAATTTTGAATTTTATTACCCATTGTATCAGATTTATCAAGATAATAAATTGGTATAGAATTATCTAAATATTCTTCAAGGTATTGTTTAATTAATCTACACTCATTGTGATTTTTACCAAATACTATAAGATGATTAATAATAAATTCATCATTATCTTTTTGTAAAATCGCATATGAAATAAGTTTGACTTTTCCCTTTAATCCAATGGTAGATTTATCTTTACCTTCAGGTATATGAATTCTATAATCAGGTAATAGACCATTTTTAATCATTTCACGTAGACTAATATTTATAATAACTTCTCCAAATAGATTAACATCATCGTTACTACTAATTTGAAGAGTTTCTTCTGTTGAATTTACAATTTTAGGTGTAAATGTAAGGGATAATCTTTTGATTGATAAATCTTTACATCTTATAATTAGACGTTTTGTTGCACCAATATCAATATTATTTTCATCATTATCATCGTCTTTTACAATTCCTGATAAACGATGAACTTCATCAAAGATTGCTAATTCAATACTATTATCAAGAGCATTGATAATATTATTAGTTGAAGCATAACAAATAATAATAATAAATTTATCTTTCTTTAAAATTTCTTTAAACTGTTTTTCATTAGTTATATAATGAATATCACTTTCAGAAAATCCTCCAAATTTAATTAATTCTTTTGTCCATTGATTTTTAAGATAATCTGTAGGAACACAAATTAATATTTTTTTTAAAATATTTTTTATAGCTTTAGATGCTACAACTGTTTTTCCATATCCACAAGGAGCAACGACTAAAGATGCTAAGATATTAGGATTTTCTATAAAATCTTCTAATAGTTTAATATGTGATTCTTGAAATAAAGATAGTTTTTCATAGTGTTCATTAGTGTTATTAATAAAATTATTAAGATTACTATTATAATCATTAATAATTATTGGTATAGAATTTCTTTTTAGATTTGTTAATTCAACCACATTTTCAACCCATTTTTGATTAGACATATAATTTAAAACAGTTTGTATAGGATCTTTATCTTTAAAATCAAACCACTCAGTTTTTTGATTATCATCTCTATACATTCTAAATGGTTGAAATTGATCATGAAGAATTTTTTCATACTTTTTTAATTCTTCCACAGAATTTGCTTTAATTTTCCAAATCTTATAATAAGTTAATTCAGCACTTGGTGATTGTCTAGGAGGACATCCAGTTAGATAAGTAGAATTTCTTCCAAATGGTTTTGTTGTTAAACCAAGTTTAACTAATTTTTTTTCAAGCCAAAGTGATGCCGAAACAATATATAATAAATAGTATTGTTTATTATCTTTAACAATAATATTTATTTCATCCATATTAGGTGTCGTATCTGACATTTTTGATACCTAAAACCTAGCAAAAATAACTTTCAATTTTTAACAAATCCCTCCAACCTAAACCCAAAGAACTAATAAACAAATATAAATGCCAAATAATTGTCAGAACAACGTTACAATAGGAGCAACAGAAGACATCATAAACATGCTAACAGAGAATGAGTTCCTCTTCAATAAATTAAGACCTTTAGAGAATCACGAGAATCACACGTGCGTAGAATTCTGGGGAACTAAATGGGAGCGAACAGATTATGAGGTGCTTAAAAAGGGACCAACTGGTTTAGAAATACGATTCAATACCGCTTGGAATCCTCCTTATGAACTCTTTAATTATCTGATTCAAACCCATAATATTTTTATAAAATGTATGTGGAGTGAAGAAGGTGGTAATGCTGGTGCATACATTGGTAGAAAGGGTAAAGCAGCGGTCGATGTTATGTGGAAAGATTGGTCTATTGAAGAGTATGCTTTTAGGATGGGTTCTACAACAAATCCTGTTAAGCAAGAATCTTTCTATCAAACTTTTTAGTATCTACATATACTAAATCTCCATGACTTAAATCCTTAGGAAACTTAATGGCATTTTTATAAATCTTACCAAATCCGCACATATCATATGTTTTCAGATCTAATTCAGATACTTTAACTTGCCTATTGTCGTTATAGTCTGATACAAATTGAGGACTAAAACCAATAGGTGCTTTTGTATACATATTTGTCTTAAAAAATGAAATACAATCCCTATTTACATCTACTTTGTATACCATATCATCTTTCGTAAATCCCATTCTAGGAAATTCAACCATTCTTGACAATTCATTGCATAGGGCTGGAGTTAGTTGTTTGTTAGAATATATGCGCATTTGTTTGAATAATATAAATAGTAAAAGAAACTTTATACCAATAATTACATAGACTCATAAAACCCTTGAATACCACCAGCCTTATACCACAAAATATTCTCACGATGATAACTACAAATGTTCTCAGATACCAAGTGTTTCACTGTCAATAAATCTACATACTCATCTTTAAACTTAGTATAGGCTTCATCGTAGAGTCTTGTATACTCAATTCTGTAATACAACATATAATACTCAATATACATTTCTGGCTCTAAAAGACTTGCTTTAGCACTCGCTACTTGATGTGCTTCTTTATGAGCTACTTCAGTTGCTTTTGTTCTAGCGTAAGTCATTTGGTTCTTTGCAATATATTCACACATTTCGCATACTACTTCTTCAGACATTTGCTAATAATAATTTAGTTATAAAATATTATTATCAATTTTTTTTCATCATTGCTTGAATGTAATAAGGATTTCCATTATACAAAACAACCATAGATACTCCTCCAACAGAAATCCAGCCATCATTCAAATAAGATTCAACTGGTGTATTAGATGTATTAATAGGCCACTTAACAACAATATATTGAAACACCATTTTATCTATAAGAAATGAACTTTTTAAAACATCTAACACATGACTCTACCAATAACCGCAGATCCAATCCTAGCACCAGAATGAATCTTCATTAAATAAAGATTTAACGCCGTGTGTGTCTTTTTGATTTCTTAGATCTTTTAGTTTTTCTTTTGCCGCCTTCTTTTGCAATTTCATATTTTTGATAAACCAAACCATTATTTCCATTTCCAAACGAAATACCATTTCGTATTTCACTTCCGTCTGATGCTGTAGGTGCAATGAAGCGACGAATGTCTTGAAAATCCATAATGGTCAATTGTTCTGATAGTAATAATTTATTAATTTGTATTCCATCATCATTAAATGTGCCTAATCCAACATTTCCCACTGGATTACCGTTGACATCGGCATTTACACCAGTAAATACAAACATTAGACTTTTTGTTTCAGGATCAACATATGCAAATTGAGTGCCAATAAAGCATTCTCGTGTTACTTGAACTATCCATAATGTTACATCATCACCTCTAGGGACATCGCTACCACTGAATAACTGTGCCGTAAGTTTTAAAGGATTAGTATAACTATTTCGGTCACCCTGATAAGTTATCGATTGCACTTTACCAAAATCACCAAATGGTTTAGATTGACACACGGCACTTGACATCTTTCTTATATATATATATAATATTTTTTTTACCTATTATCACATTACTCTACCAATAACCGCACAACCAATCCGAGCCCCAGAATGTCCTGTTGTCAATGAATCGTCTTTACCACCTTTACCATAATCATCTTCATCTGCGTGAATAATGACAGAACGACCAAGAATATCACTTACAGTTACATCGTGTAAAGTATAGGTATAACGACCTGTCGTAACATTTCCTAAATCCCCCGTATGTCTTTCTTCACTTTTTGAACTTGGTGGTCCTCCGTGATTACAAGGAGGTCCCTTGTGATAATGGTCACATGCTAATTTACATCCTTCACCTCGTAAATCACCCGCTTTGTGTATGTGAAAGCCGTGAAGACCTTTTGGAAGTTGCGTGAATTCTGCTTCAATGTATAATCCATTTTTTCTGTTTGTAAAAAGCACTGTTCCTTTTACAGAACGTGTGTTAAAGACTGCTACTGCTTTTTCCATACTACTATAAAATCTTATATATTAATATAAATGGCCTCACCTCATAAATACCATGCTACCGCAAAAGCCGTTATGGAATGGGCAAACTCTGAATTAGAACACGTAGGTCGTATTGTTGCGTGTGAAGACAAGGATATTCAATACTCTTATGCGTTATCCACTGTCAATGGGATGGCTCATCTGAAAGATGCGTTATATGAGTTAGTAAATGATTCCAATTATAAAGATAAAAAAGAAGATTTACTACGGTTGCATTCCTCTGTAATTCGTGTTATGAAACATTTAATAAAAGATTTTAAGATTGATTTAAATACAATTAAAGCATTTAATACAAAAGGTGTATTAAGTGATTTATCTTATTTGAAAAGTGGTAAAGGTCGTAAAACGCGAAAGATGTATCGTAAATAAAATTGAAACGTGATCATCAAAAAAACTAAGTATTAAGAAAATGGACTACCAGATTCTTGTGTTCCAGAATCACGACATGTATACTTCAAAGATCGTATCTGCTGATAAAGCGGTAGCTACATATCTCAAGATGTGTCTCGAGTATGTGTCACCAGAGTATATTCCCGAAGAGTATACAGACTTCCATGCCACTGAGAGATATGTGAAATATCACGATAGAACTGGTAATGACAAGCCGATGATGATTCTTATGACGGGTGTCTTTAGCAAAGAGATGATTGCTGCTATTGAAGATGGACTGAAGGAATTCTACATTCGCCGGTGTGAAGAGTGTAGCGTGGTAATTAATGAGAAACATATGCTTGTATGTAAAAGTTGTCTTATTAATGAGAAAACTTCTAAATATTGTTAAATTTGAAAAGAATTATATAATACTAATAGATGAAACTCATAAAACTTGTAAAGTCAGAAAACCCCAAAAAGAAATATGATGCATACGTTCAACATGGGGATCATGTTAAAAAGATATCTTTTGGAGATTCCTCAATGTCAGATTATACATTACATAAAGACCCGGAACGAAAAGAACGTTATATAGCACGTCACAAAGCCAATGAAGATTTTAAAGATCCTTTAACAGCGGGATTCTGGTCTCGGTGGTATCTTTGGAACCTTCCTACAAAAAAGGCATCGCTAGAAGATTTGAAAAGAAGATTTAAACTTTAGAACATTCATTGCAAAGCGGCTCTTCATCATCACAACATGAATCAAGTTCATCATAACAATTGAAACAAAATTCTATAAATTTACATCCAAGCTTGCGGAAAACAACTCTTAATTCGCATCGTGAAGTATTATTCCATTCCATAAGTTTATATGCCATATCGTTAAACACTTTATGTTTATCCTCTTCGCTAATACACATTGTAGAATGTGATAAATATAGAAAGAGTGTATCAAGACTCCAGTCTAGATTAGAAGTCATTTTTTATACTTAGTTTGTAAAGTTTTTAATTTCAATTTTATTTTATATGTAAATAAGATTTCTTATTCTAACCCTAAAAATTTACGCCCAATCTTACTGGTAGCAAACATTCCGCATCCGGAACCAATTTGTAAATAAAATACTTTCGTCTTTTTTGTGCAACATAGTAAATAGGCAGATAAGCCAAAGAACGCTAGTGAAAAAAAGTAGAATAACATCGTGAACGTATCCATTTCTATTTAAATATATTTATTTAATTTATTTGGCATACCGTGGCCAAATAATATCATATATATTAAAACAACTGCTGCGATTAAAATACTTCTATTTTCCGCAACTTTTACCGACTGCTTCAATCCAAGTGTCATAAGAAAATACAGTAGAACACCAATTATAGCGGAGTGCACTACCATCATCAGCCCTGATTCCATTTTATACTAGGTAGTTAGAAATTTTGTTAACAGAACATTAGGTAAAGATGACAAGTCTTCTTAAAGAACCTCTCAAAATTTGTTCAACACAACCGATGACAGGATATTATAGAGATGGTTATTGTAAAAATCTACCTGATGATTCCGGAACTCACGTTGTATGTGCGAAAATGACAAATGAGTTTTTAGAATTTACAAAATCAAAAGGAAATAATTTAAGCACTCCTTCCTCAAACTTTCCAGGATTAAAAGAAGATGATAAATGGTGTTTGTGTGCGTTACGTTGGGATGAAGCAAATAAAGCAAATAAGGCTCCTCCAGTAGATCTAGAAGCAACCGATGAATCTGCTTTAAAATTTAACAATCTTAAAACTTATACACGAACAAGAAAAACTAGTTCTGGTGGTAAAAGAAGCATAAGAAGCACAAGAAAACAATCATTTGATGTATACATCAACGCAAATCCAAAGGATACTATACCGATAAAATATACCACTATAGAGGATGTAAAAAAAACAATTATGAAGTTAGAAAAACTTTATAAAGCAAAGCGCTATCCCCATAAACGCATATGGCAAGTAGCGATGATTATGAAAGTTCGTTTAGGAGTGTTAAAAAAGACAAAACCAGATCACTATAGAATTGCTTCTAAATATTTAAAGTTTCTGAGTAATCGTTCAAAGTATAATGAGACAAAACGATATACTTTAAAATTTACTCTACATCAATAATCTTTTTATCTTTCTTTTCTTCTTTCTTTGTATCACCACACGTTCCACAATGGTCTTCATTTGTTAATTTAACTTTTTCATCTAGTTTTTTAACACAATAATCTATATTCCATCGTCCTAGAGGTTTAAGAGTATCTTTCATAACGATATTCTTAAGAATTTCAATGAAAGTTTTCATTTTAATACTAAAAATTAGTAAAATATATATTCAATTTTTCTAAACCGTTACATATACATTTTCCGTAGCAGTCATCTCATCAGCATAAGCATACATAACAGACGCTGAAGCTAACCAGATAATGGTAACAAGTGAAGCCCACAAGAAGATATGACCAATTGTAGCAGTATTCAAATAAGACCAACTAGTAAATATAAGAATAATAATATTTAATATACACCAGTATCCAATGGCAGCATACACATATGAAGACAGTTTAAGAATCCGTTGTAACTTTAGACGCATAGCAATCAAAGCAGCAAATCCAGAGATCCAAGTGATAGAACCAATAACATATATAGGAGTTAGCAATATGTTCCTATATAGTTGAATATCATAATCAGAATTATTCACATTAATTGTCTTGATTCCATATTCACAAAAGAGTGCTACAGCAAACATTGCAACCATTGGTCCCATAATAATTAGAGATGTTAGAGCAGCACTCTTTGCTACTAGATTATTCACAGTGTTCATAGGATTTAGGAGACTTACACTGAGTGAAGTCATTTTGATGATATCAATTATACCCATAGTATTTGTATCAATTTTTTTTGTTTTTTCTACAAAAAATTGACTATATACTATACTTATTTTTTTTGTAAAACCAACAAAATGGAGATGAATTCCATAAATAACCTTTCTTATATCTTATGTACTGGAATGGAATATATCCGATATATGATGTATAATCTAGAACAAAGAAATCAAGAGTTAGAATTTCACAATGATGTTTTACAAAGAATGATTCATAAATATACAGTTATAAATGATGAACTCATAAATGAAAATAAAAGTTTGAGAGAGCAAGTGAATAAAAATCAAGAAACAAAAGAAGAAGATAAAAATGAAATAATGCCACCACTTCTACCATTGCCAACCTCTCAATTATAAATATCTTTTATAAATAGATGCCTTTTACTTTTAGAAGACATAATAAGAATACTACGAATAAGAATACTAGGAATAAGAATAAGAATAATAATAGACCACCTTTTAAAAGACAGAATGCTTCACGAAATGTATTACAATCTCTAAAAGAACTAAATATATCTTTTTTTGATGCGCTATATAGAGGAAAAATAAACAAGGTGAAAGAATTATTAGCAAAAGGTGCTGACATTGAATATAAAAAAGATAGGTTTACGGGATTAATGGCTGCATCTATAAACGGTGATAAAGAAATCGTAGAACTTCTTTTAAATAAAGGGGCTAATCCGAATGCTAAAGGAGCAGATGATTTTACATCTTTAATGGGTGCTTCAAGTGAAGGTAATAAAGAAATAGTAGAAATTCTTTTAAAAAAAGGTGCTGATGTGAATGCTAAAAATGTATTTGGTCAAACTGCTTTAATGTCTGCAGCAAATAAAGGAAGTGAAGAAGTTGTTGAGATACTTTTAGAAAATGGTGCTAACTCTGATTTGAAAGACGATGATGGTAATATTGCTCTCGATATGGCAACATATATGCATCATAAAGGAGTAGTAAAACTTCTTTCTCCACAAATGAATCTATCAACGTATCCTGATGGAGGAACAAAAAAGTTTTCAGAAGGTGAAGAGAATGCCATTAGTTATGAAGAGTTCAAAAAGGGTGATAAAGTTGTTGTAATAACAAAAAACGCACATGAGTTTATGTATTTAATGAGTTCTTTACAATCTGCGTGGAATGCAAAAGGACATCCTTACAATCCATCTTCCAATGAGGTTATAAAAAAGTCAGATGAAAAACATATTAAACGTTATACATTAGCGTAGATCCTCAACCTTTTTTAAAGCATCTTCTTCTGTTGTTAGCATATAATAAAACATCTAAAATGTTTCAGACCTTTATTTATTTACTTATCATTCGTATTATCATTCGTAAAAGTATAGAATCCTTTATCACCCCATAATCTCCATTCTAGGAGACCATTGAGTCTTAGAACTCCACGAACCACTGAATCCTCCTCTATATACAGTTCATCACTATAGTATTTTTCAACAGAAGTCACATGATAACAATCTTCATCAAGAATAACTACTGTTCTGCCCTTTGTAAATTCGTGAAGAATAGAGTGATGAAAGACACTGTCTTTATAGATATTGTAAATAACAGAGCCATCTTCTTGTTCAACACCATATGTGCTACTACCTCCCATTTTTATAATACATAAATATGGTAGAATTATGTTTCAATTTTTTTATAATAATGAAATAGGATGCGGAAAACAAAGAAACAAAAAGGAGGAAATATGGAAAAAGCAAAAGAAATTATAGAGTTATGGAAAAAAAAGAAAGATACTTCTGAACCATTGGATTTAACTGGTTTGAAATTAACACATCTTCCGAGTCTTCCAGAAAATTTAAAGGGTCTTTATTGTAGTAATAATAAATTAAAAGATTTACCAGACTTACCAAAAGATTTATTAATCTTATTATGTGATAATAATGAATTAAGGATGCTACCAGATCATCTTCCTAACAGTATAACTACATTAGAATGTAATAAAAATCATTTAACATATTTACCTTTGTTACCAGATAATTTACATGATTTTGATTGTTCTAAAAATAATTTACCAGAAGATTACAAGAAAAAACAAGGTGAAAAAATGAGCGATTATATATCAAGAGTAAGAACCTTAATAAATTCCAAAAATTCAACATTAAATTTTAGTGAACCACTCGAAGTATATAATGGTGCTAAAAATTATGTTTCTTTGAATGTGATTGAAAGTAAAAATGAGTTAGTAAATTTACCAAGAAATACAAACAAATATAATTCAGACTTTAGTGAATTTATAAAATACAATACATTTATAAATTCACTACATCAAAAATTAGAAAATCCTATTACAAAACACAGATTTAAGAAATCAAAAATACGTTATTATACTGCTAAAATTAAGAATAAGTAATTTAAAATGTTAAACACTCTTTTATCCAAGGCAACTTAGAATCAAAAGCAAGAATAAACTTTTTCTCAATACAAGAATTTACTATACTTATCTCTTTTGTTTCAATTAAACCAAGTTCATACTCTTGAACCTTTTTATTATTCCAGGCATCCACCCGTTGAATGAATCTTTTTATATATTCATTTGACTGTTTTAACATACTACAGTTTTCTTCTAAGACTTTACGCAAAAGATCATTGGATAGAAATGGTCTTTTTGTTCCTTTCCCTTCAGGGCGAATGAGTTTTACATAATGCTTTTCCAAAGCAATTATATACTTATCCGCCATTCTTTTAGGATCACAATCTTGTTGTGGTTTCACATTGTTAATCGCATTAAAATACTCAATTGCTTCTGCTTCAGAATCTACTGTCTTCTCGTGAACTAACACATCAAAATTAGTAGGAAATAATGTAGTTTCTTCAAAGTAATTTTTAATAACAAGTTGGCGATGCTGACCATCTACAAGATACTTCTGTTCTACAGTTCCATCTTTGTATTTTACTACACGGAAGATTGTAGAATCAAGATTTTCAATCTTATGAATCGCAGAACCAATATTTTTAGAATGTTCTTTGTCAATGAAACGATTTCCTTTCCATACTTGAATTCCAGCAAGTTCTTTTGCTTTTATCTTTAAAAGTATGGATTTGTCAGAAAAGGTGTGAATCATTTTGTATAACTTTTTAGAACAAAAATCTTTTTCAATTTTTAATAATATAAACATATAAAACTATAGTAGAATAGAATGGGTTCTTCTAAATCCAAACCAGCAACGATTACGACAGAATACAGAAAAGATACAATTATTAAAACAGTGTTAAAAAAGGATGAATTCCGTCTTGCTTTTCAAATGAAAGCATTGAAAGAAGAATCACGTGCCCTACAAACTATGTGGAAAGACTTTATAAGTGGTGGAAGAAATACATTTTATTATACTACTGCTACAAAGCATAATCAGCAAATAAAGATTGTGAGAATCAATGATGGTAGC